GATATGGATATATTAAGAGAATTAACTGCATCAGTACTTAAAGTAAAGAATGCACTGGAACTTAAACTATCAAACGTAATAGAACTTAATGTTAAAGAACTCAAAGAAGGGCTTCCGAGGGCATTAACTGCATCAGCACTCAAAGAGGTTGTGCTTAAGAAAGCAAACGCGGTTGCACTTAATTTAGAAGAACTTAAACAAATAAAGGAAGTAGCAGTCAATGCAGAAAAAGCAGCTGCATTAACCACATCTGCACTTAAATTGTGGAAAGATAAAGAACTTAAAGCATTTTCAAATAAGGTAGGATGAATTACGGCGGTAACATCTCCTTCTGCGATAATACCCATCCTGGATAAAAGTATCGAATCATTAGAAAGAGCTAATGCTAATATCATAGGAACTCCAGGGGCAAAACCTGCATCAGGACTTTCTCCGTATAAAGGATTGCTAGAAGATAATTGGGTCAGATTACTATAATAAACTATTTCTTGACCTCCTATACTGATTTGTTCTTTCCACCAATTAGAGAAATTCTGTCTCTCATTGGCATTGATCTTTTTATTTAAAAATCGTAAAGAGTCCATATTTTATTTTTTAAAAAGGGTCCAAGTTTGATTTTCTGGAAAATATTTAATACAAATTTTAGATCCAGTTAGTTTACATTTTATACCACCGATGGACTTGGTATAAGGTTTGTCTTCTTCAAAATCATGTTTAATCTTATAAGCTTGGAATATTGGTCTTACCATAGACCATTTTAAATTTGGCATGACAGTTTTACCAGAATTAGCAAATTGACTGATTAATGGATGCTTAATTTTTTGATTTGTATTGGCTGCTACCAAATTCATCTTACCACTTTTGCGATGATCCATCTTGGTAATTCTAGCAGTACTCTGGTGATGAGTTCTAGTGTTCTTGGTTGCTTTAGGTCCACTATTAAAGGTTGCACCATTGTTACTCTTTTTAAAGAATGAAGAAAAATTATCTTCCATAATATTATAGTACTTATGTAAAAAAAATCCGCCTTCATACAGTATGAAGGCGGATTTAACTATTAATACTGAACTATCAAATTATTGATCGAACCAAGCTTTGCCTTTGGAAACTCCGTTAACATCATTCTTTTTGCCTTCTAAAGGTTTGGTGTTACCTTTGAAAGGTACATACTTGCCTTCTGGTTTTTTACCATTTGGAGTTTGTGCTTTACCCTTTGAAACTGGAACTGCTCCCTTTACTGTACGGGATTTGGGATCTGATAAACCAGCACTTAATTTTTGTAGATCTACTAAAGCATGGCCCAACTCCTCAGCATCAACCGAATCTTCAAGATTGGTTTCTTTATCTGCATCTGTGTCTGTGTCTGTATCTGCATCATCATCATCGGAATCTGAATCATCCATTTCTGTTTCTTCTTCTACTTCTTCTTCTTCATGACCAGAAATTTTCTCTAAAGCTGCAACAGCTGCTCTTAAATGGGTTAGGAGTTCTGACATTGCATCCATTTCTCCTTCTCCTTCTCCATGTTCTTCGAACTCTCCCTCACCAGTTTCTGTATCTCCACTAAAATTCATTTCCAAATTTCCTTCTGGAGATTCTCCTCCACTAATTTCATTAGCTTCTTCTTCGTGTTCCCAGTTTTCATGAGACAACACTTGATTAAATAATTTGTCAAAAGGATTAACTGAATCACCTAATGTAGTAGCCTTTGCAACTTTGGGCTTGGAGTCTGATGAAGCAGAATTTAAATGAGCTGCAGATTTTTCTGGAGTTTCTACTTCATCTGAATTATTGAAAGGAGCTTTTTTATCTCCACCGTCAAAAAAAGGTCCAGTTTTTTTAGGTCCAGATACTGCATGAGAACCTTTATTTTCATTCAGGACATTGAGATAGTCATTAATAATAGCCATATATTTTTTAGTTGTAAGATTACTTATCCAAGTGTTGGACAAAAACTAGGTCAATTTATTCCTATAGTATGGTTATTAATTATGCTTTCAGCTTCTACTCTTAAGTCTATTGTAGGAATTAGTTCATAATTTGAACCACCAATCCAAACTATGTTACAGTTATTTATTTTTAATCCTGTATTACGTTCTATTAGAAGAGAATAAAGATGTAATTGTAAACTATATTTTACTATGTGAGAACTTTGCAAATGTTTCAATATTCCCAACATACTATCAGAAGACTTTTTTTCTGTTAATAATTTATTAGTTTTATAATCAAAAATTACAAAACATTTTTCTTTAAAATTGTAAGAGAGATTATCTAGGGTACCACAAATGCGGGATGGTTTATCTCCCATGACATATTCTGATTTTACTAAGATATGATCTTCACTCCACCACTTATAGAATTCCAAGAAATTTTTAATATGACAAGCTACATCATTGTAGAAGGTTTCTTCTGTTACATTCTCTGGATATCTTTTAATAAAGGTTTTTATATTTTCTTTGTTTAATAAAGTTCTCTTACGAAAGATATAATTTTCAATATAATTATGTACCATTGTACCCTTTTCACAAGCATACTCTCTTTTAAAATCCCAAAGATGCCTAACATCTTCTACCAAGACTCCTTGTCTTTTTGCAACAATATTAGCTAATTTATCTGCATCAAAATATGGTTCGTATTTTTTGATAATCCTTGAAACCGAAGTTCCTTCCTCATCCCCTATCTTATAAGAATGTCCCTTATCAAAAAAGGTAACATCCTTGAAAGCTGATTCAAGGTCTGCTATTGTTTGTAAATTCATTATAACATATAATATCTTCAAACAAAAAAACAATCACTTTTTTTTCTTGATATTTTTTTAAAAATCGCAGATAATTGTTTTATGAAAAAACTAGCTGAAAAATTTGTCAAAAAAGAATTTCGCCACACTCTTCTTAAACGAGAGGGAGATTTAGCTATATACAGGAGAAAACAGGTCGGTACAAATGCTACAGCACACTTTGAAGTGGTCATTATTACCAGACACGATGGAATAACAATTAACGGAAATTTGATAGAGGCTGGAGAATTGTATCCCAGTTCTTCTCAGTGGGGTGATAGGGGTTGGACTTGTAATACACTAGAACAAGCAGAAAAAAGATTTTTAATTGTTCAAGATAAATTGAAAGAGCTGGCTAAGGTAGCTAGTGATAAAAAACAAAAATCCAAATAAATGAAATTAAACAATGAAGAAGTACAAAAACTCTTTGTTGATTTGGTTGATTTGGTTGATTCTAAACCAGCAGAATTTTTTAATTTAAGAAAAATGCATAGTACTGTAGGTCTCTGTTACATGACTGATATAGAATTGGATTATCGTAGGGATATTATCCCCACAACAATGCATGAACTAATACATTATTTACATCCAACCTGGAATGAAACTTCTGTGTTATATGCAGAATCTCGTCTAATTAATACATGCACAACCCTCCAGGCCGCAACATTTCTTAAAAAAATAGCTGATAAAATATATCAATCCGAAACAAACAAAGAGCGTTTAAAAATTAAATTGCTAGACGCAAAAACAAATAGCAATATGAGTGATTTGAGAGTATAAATAGACAACAATCTTTTATGAGTGAAAAAATTCTTCACGTTACAAAACGGGACGGAACACGGGTTCCATTTAATGTAGAAAACATATACAAAGTAATAAAATGGGGATCCCAAAATATAACCGGAGTTAGTGTTTCGGACATAGCTATTAATACTAAATTAAATTTAGCAGATGGCATTACTACTAAGGAAATTCACAAGGTACTGATAGACGCTTCTATTAATTTGTTTAATGAAGAGAATCCCAATTATCAATGGGTTGCCTCTAGATTATTGAATTATCAAATACGTAAAGATGTATGGGGTGGAAAAAATCCTCCACGACTTTATGATTTTATTAAAAACAATACAGATAAAAATCTATATCATCCAGAAATTTTAGAAAAATATTCTAAAGCAGAGATAGACAAATTAGATGACAAAATTAATCACGACAGAGATTACAACTTTACCTATTCCGGATTAAAGCAATTGTGCGACAAATATCTCATTCAAAATAGAAAGAACAAGGAGATATTCGAGACTCCTCAATTTGCTTATATGCTTGCAGCCATGGTAAGCCATATTAATTATTCTCAAAATACCCGTTTAAATTATGTCAAAAGAGCATACGACAAATTCAGTAAATTTAAAATCAATTTACCTACCCCGCAAATGGCTGGCCTTAGAGGTCTTCTTAAACAATACGCGTCTTGTTGTCTCATTGATGTGGGTGACACTAAGGAATCTATTTTTAGTTCCAATACTGCTGCTGGTTTTGCTACTACTCAAAGATACGGAATCGGATTGAATTTTGGTCGTATTAGAGGAATTGGCACAGAGATCAAAGGAGGTAGTGTTATTCATACCGGAATTATTCCTTTTCTTAAAGTATTTGAAGCCACCGTCAAGTCTTGTCAACAAAATGGTATCAGAGGAGGGGGAGCTACGGTTAACTTTCCAATCTGGCATTATGAAATTGAAGATATTCTCTCTTTAAAAAATAACGGTGGTACTGAAGATAATCGAGTTAGAAAAGTAGATTATGTAATTCAATTTTCAAAATTGTTTTATGAGCGCTTCATGAAAAATGAAACTATAACATTATTTTCTCCACATGAAGTTCCAGAATTGACCGAATCTTTTGGTCTTCCGCAGTTTGATGAATTATATATAAAATGTGAAGCAGATAAATCGATAAAGTATAAAAGGAAGGTCAAAGCTTCTGCTCTATTGTCTCAATTTACTAAAGAAAGAACAGAGACTGGAAGATATTACGTGATGAATATGGATCATTGTAATGAACACGGATCTTTCTTAGAAAGAGTTTCAATGACAAATCTGTGTCTTACAGGTGACACGGAAGTTTTGTGTCTTATCAAAAACAAAGAAGATAACAATTTCATGTCATCAGTTTTAACATTAGAACAAATAACAGAATTATATAATTCTAAAGAGGATTTAGAAGAAATGTACGTTTGGTCCAAGAATCTAGATACGCAAGAAAATGAATTTAAATTGCTCACCGGAGCTACAATGACTCATCCCGAAGCAGAATTGGTTGAAATTACAGATACAGAAACTAATCAAACCATTCGTTGCACACCGGAACATTTAATTTACACTAACAACCGAGGTTATGTTAAGGCTAGTGAATTGTTGGAGTCAGATGTTTTAAATTTAATTTAAAAAACAAGAATTATGATTAAAATTAAAAAAGTGTTAAACCGAGAAGCAGTATATGATATCAGTGTAAAAGACAACCGCAATTTTTACGCCAATAAGATATTGGTACACAATTGTGTTGAAGTTACTCATCCCACCAAACCAATTCAACATATAGATGATCCAGAAGGGGAAATTGGTATTTGTGTTCTTTCTGCTATTAATGTGTTAGAAATTAAAGATGATCAAGATTTAATAGATACCTGTGATACAATTGTACGCATGCTAGATGAAATTATTGATTATCAAGAATACTTCACCAAAGCAGCAGAGAATTTTACAAGAAAACGTAGAAGTCTCGGTGTAGGAATTACTAATTTAGCAGCTCTCTTAGCTAAGAATAATCTCAAGTATATGGATACAGAGGCTCCTAACTTTGTAGATACTTTGATGGAAAAAATACAATACCACCTTATTTCCTCTTCTATAGAGCTAGCCAAAGAAAAGGGACCGTGTGAAAAATTTAATACCACCAAATATTCTCAAGGTATCTTGCCTATAGACACCTATAAAAAGAAAGTAGATCAAGTAGTAACCCGCAAACCTTCTTTAGATTGGGAAGAATTAAGACAGAAAGTGTTGGCTCATGGTATGAGACATTCTACATTGACCGCCATGATGCCGTGTGAATCTAGTTCTGTTATTCAAAATTCTACCAACGGTATTGAACCTCCTAGGTCTTTGCTTACCTATAAAGGTTCTAAAGCTAATTCAGTGCCTTTGTTGGTTCCAAATTATTCCACATATAAAAACAAGTATACATTACAATTTGATATGCCAGATAACACTGGTTATATCAATATAGTAGCAGCAATTCAAAAATGGACAGATATGGCTATCTCAGCAAATCTGTATTACAATTATGATCATTATCCAAATAAGGCATTGCCGGATTCGGTAATTCTTAAAGAATTGTTATATGCTTATAGTATGGGTGTAAAAACTCTTTATTACAGCAATACCTATGACGGAGATAAACAATCTGCTACAGACGAAGGAAGTGGCTGTGTTGGTGGAAGTTGCACAATCTAATTTGAAATTTTATAGTTATAAATTAAACTAAGTATAAATATGTCTACCGTCTTAAACACTAAAAACATTGATACACGCCTACAACCATTGTTTCTCGGTGAACCCCTAGCCCTTCAACGATATGACCAGCTCAAGTATCCAAAATTATTTGAGCTCGCAGAAAGAATGGAAGAGTATTTTTGGAGAGCCAATGAAGTAAGTTTGGTTAAAGATCGTAATGACTATAATGATCTCACCGAATCAGAAAAATTTGTATTTGATACAAATTTGAAATGGCAAACCATGACCGATTCTATGTTGAGTAGAAGTCTTCTTAAAATGGGAAGCTATGTCAGTAATCCAGAATTAGAAGCTTGTATGAATGTATGGGCATTTTTTGAATCCAATATTCATAGTCGCTCCTATTCTCATATTCTCAAAAACGTTTATACAGATGAATCTTTATTTTGGAATTCTATTTTAGAAGATACAGAAGTAGTTCACAGAGCCAATGAGATTAAAAAAGAATATGATAATTTCTTTGGTGAACCTAAAAATATTAAAAATAAAATATTTGATGCTTTATTAGCAACCCAAATTACAGAGGGTCTTTCTTTTTATACTTCTTTTGTATGCAGTTTCTTTTTTGCAGCAAGAGGTAAGATGGAAGGTAATGGAAAAATTATCAAATTTATTGCAAGAGATGAAAATCTTCATGTAGCAGTTTCTCAGAACATCTTACACTATCTTAAAACAGAACCTTCAGAAGGATTTCAAGACATTGTAAAGGAAAATACCCAAAAGATATATGATGTCTATGGTTTGGCAGTGGAACAAGAAAAACGATGGGCAGATTATCTCTTTAGTCAAGGTGGATTGATGGGATTAAATTCAGACATCCTCAAAGGCTATGTGGAATGGTTGGCCAATAATCGCTTAGCTTCTTTAGGTTATAATAAAATCTTTGATATCAAAAAGAATCCTCTTGGAGCTTGGTATGATCAATTTATGAACTCAGAAAAGGTTCAAGTTGCTCCTCAAGAAACTGAGATCTCCTCTTATAAGATCGGAGCTAGAGACACACAGGTTAATTTATCAGAATTTGAAGGAATGGAATTATGAGGCCACAAATTCATTACAAATTAAATCCAGATTTGTGGGATGATAATGATGTATTGAAACCAGAGATTCAAGAAAAGTTATTGGAAATAGCAGCAACTTTTTATGACACTATTAAAATAGACCAAGAACCAGAAGACATTACATTAACTGGATCTTCTGCAAATTACAACTATACTTCCTCTAGTGATATAGATTTACATATTCTAGTACCGTTTAGTAAGGTTAAATGTGAAGAAGAATTAACCAGAGATTATGTACTGGCTAAAAAATCTTTATGGAATAATGAACACGACATAAAGATTTTAGGCAGAGAGGTTGAAGTTTATATTCAGAATACAGAAGAAACACACACTTCAACTGGGGTGTATAGTATTTTAGATAATAAATGGATTTTGCATCCAGTACTAATTGATGAAGAATCTATAAATGTAGATGAAGAATTATTCCACAAAAAATTTAAAGAATATCAGGATCTCATACTCCATAATATTAGCAAAAATACTAATTTAGAATTTTTGAATAAAATTAAAAAGAAAATTTCACAAGATCGTAAGGAAGGTTTAATAAAAGACGGTGAGTTTGGTGTAGACAATTTAGTCTTTAAGAAACTGAGAAATGAAGGTCTCTTGGACAAACTATCCCAGCATTTAATCAACATACAAGACAAAAAACTTTCAGTGGAAAATTTTATTTCTTTTGTTTCAAAGAAAAAATAAGTTCTTCTATTTTTTCTAAACGCAAAAGTATTTCTTTATTTGTTCTAGAGGAATCTTTATGTAACAATTCTCGATGTTCTGCATCAGATTTTTCCCAAACTTTATCTCTATCGGCTTGTCTGGTTTGAGCTAATAAAATTAAAGGCGCAGCATAAGCCGCTTGAGTACTAAATGCTAAATTTAAAAGAATAAATGGATATGGATCAAAAGTTAAATTTTGAAAACAATTATAGGTAATCCATATAACAACAAATATAGACTGTCCTATTAAAAATTTTGGTGTACCGAAAAATCTAGCAAATTTTTCAGCCATTGCACCAAAATGATCCAGACCAAAAGGATTGTGTTTAACATATCCTTCACTATCAAAATTATTTAATTCTTTTTTTTGATTGGTTTGCATAGTTTTATACTTATAAATTTATAATTCAAGATACAAAACTTATTACAAAAATAAGAACAATAAAGAAGCTATAACAAAAAATATGATAAAATAAGTAACTGGTTTTTTCCAGATGCTTATAGTTTCTTCCGGAGCAGGAATCGGAGGCACAATTGGTTCCGGGGTCGGAATTGGCTCTGGAGTAGGTTTTGGAGGCACTATTGGTGCCGGAGTTGGGGTTGGAGGCACTATTGGCTCGGGTTCAGGAATTGGAGTCGGAGCCGGCGGTACTATTGGCTCTGGAGTTGGGTCGGGAGTATCTGTATCACAAGACTCCGTGGATCTAATGGTCCAAAAATCAAATGTATCATTGGACATAAAATAATTCATTGGAATATAACAAAATCCTTGATCACCCCAATCTTTACCCCAAGAATTTTGAACAATTATTGATTCAGAACCGTCTAGATTTTTTAAATAACCTACAGCCATCATACAGTGGCCACCTAATAATTTTTCGGTATTTCTATTAGGTTCTGGTACACGACCACCAAAAAGTACAGAAATAGAATTAAAAGATTGATAAAGTTTAATACCAAAAATAAAGGGATATCCTTCATTTAAACAATTTAAAATAGCATTTTTATCTGTGCTGTCTATGCTAAGATATTGTAAGGTCTGATGTTTTTCAGCATTATCCCAGACATCTTGAGGAGGGTTTTCTGCAAATTTAGAAATGTCATATGGCCATATTCTTTCCATAGCAACTCCATCCTTCACAGTAGATTTTAATGCATCTCTTACACACGCTCCAGAATCTGTTGCTTCTTGATTGGTAAGTTTTCTCGTAGAATAATATGTAAATAAAGGAGATGGATTCCAAGAAACTAATTTATTTTTGTTGCGAACAAAATTAAATAATTCTGTAGATCCAAAAGCCGAACAAGCTCCTAGATTTCCTTGATCTTTTATATCAGAACAATTTGGCCTAAGATCTATAGAATCAAAATTTAAAGAGGCAGATGTTTTAACATATCTAAGATCTCTTGGATCTTCTGGTTGAGGAATACAGCCGTATTTAAAAATCTTTTCTTTCATAGTTAGATATATTTAGACATTCTATGTTGTAGAATTTAAAAATATCTAAAGCTGCCTGATCTCTATTATATAATTCTTTATAAACTACGGTTTTAATTCCGTGTGCGGCTATTAAAGTAGCACAACTAGAACAGGGAAGTAACGTACAAGCGAGGAGCTTACATTTATTACGTTCAAACAACGATAAAAGATTAGCTTCAGCGTGAATCATGAAAGGTCTTCTTTTATCTCTATCTTTCCAAAAAGAAGAATCTACGTTAATACCAGGAGCCAAACCATTATATGCAACTCCAATAACTCGGTTGCTATAGTCTAAAGCACAAGCGCCTACTTTACGCAAATCTTCAGATCTTAAAGAAGCCACCTCAGCGATGCGCAAAGCATATTCTTCCCAACTTATTCTTTTAGTAGAAATGTGTTCCATTCTTCTATATTGTGATGATTTTTAATATATACAATAGTAGGCATGGCTATCGGTTCTCGTGGTTGTTTGAGTAATCGTAAACCAGCTTCTTGAGGTGTTTTATCTCCTTTGAGAGAATTAATATCTTTGTGAGATAATACACAATTAGACCAAGAAGTTCTACCTCCTCTAGAACGAGGAAGCACATGATCTATATTACCTTCATTTGGCGTTAATTTTTTACCAGTATATTGACAAGTACCGTTATCCCGTTGCCAAATATTTTTCGCGGTGAGTCTAGGTCTCTTGTGTGGTACCTGATTATATTTGGCCAATATGATAATTTTGGGAATTTTAATTTTGTCTGTTACTGTAGAAACATAATCATTTTCTCCAACTGGAAGTTCTAACCAATCCTGCCAAGACAGAGGGGTCATGTTATCTCCTTCAACATGTAATCCAGTTGCTGCATCACAATACATCATGGATATAGCCTCTAGAGGATTTTTAACTCCTACAGCTTGCCAATTTTTGTTGAGAATCAATACAACTTCTTGTTCTAAATGTTTTCTGTCCATAGTAATATGATACAGAAAGTTTAACGGAATATCAAATCAACTGTTAAGAATTTTTAACTTTACGAAAGGAAAAGTTTTTAGATTTAGGTTGTTTCTTACACCAAGCATAGCAGTCTTCTTTGGAACCACAAGAATAAACCACCTTGTTGGTTTCTAAATCAGTAATGTCCCAAGTTTCTCCTTCTCCGGTAGTTTGTTCTTGACGTCTTGTATATTTTGGAGAATAATTCCGGGGTTCTGGACCTAAATCCCAATTTCCAGAATTGATATCTGTCCCGGCTTCTGCTATAATTTGATTTGCAATTTCATTAAACTTCATAATTTTATTTATCCTTTCAACACTCCAATATAAGGCAAATTACGATATAATCCATTATAATCCATGCCATATCCTATCACAAATTCATTATCAATATCAAAGGCTTTATAATCTGGAACAATATTAACAGATCTATTTACTTGTTTATTGAGAAGTACACAGGTTCTAACGGAGTGTGCTCCAGCTTGTTCCATTTCAGAAACCACTGTAGACAATGTTAATCCCGAATCTAAAATATCGTCTATGAGTAGAATGTCCTTATCTTTACAAAAATCGAGGTCTTTTACATTGTAACTAAGTTTTCCGGTGCTGGTTTTACCTTCATAACTAGTAACTTTAATAGAATAAAGATTGACTGGAATCTTAATTTGCAATAAAAGATTGGCTGTAAAAACCAAACTGCCTTCTAATAAACAAACGACATTCAGATCTTTGTTTCTGTAATCATAAGAAATAGTAGTACCCAAACCCTTAATAACATTACGGATGTCTGTTTGATTGATAAGAGTTTTAACATTTTTATCCATTCTTTATTATGGATTAAGATTATTAAAAATCTATTGCATTCTTAAATCTTTTTTGCTTATTATAGTAGGAGCTGATTTTTTATCTGCTTTGACTTTATACAAATCTGCAGTAACTTCTATCACTAAAACAATTTGACCGAATTTTAGTGTTGGATGGTCTTTTATACAGACAACTCCTTGAGGATAGTTATTCATTTAAAACTGATTCAATTAAATTGGAGAAATAATTAAATTTCTCATAAGTGTTAATAGCTATGGCAGCTCTTTGTTTTTGAGCCATTTTTTTAGAAAGTGGTTTTTTACTATAACATTTTCCAGAAGTTTTGCAAACCTTATAACCCTTTCCCTTTTTTCTTATTTTGTATGGCATAGTTTTTATTTCTATACTATATTTATAGTAAAATAGACTAAATAGATACATTCTTATAGTATGAATTTTAAAGAATTTTTTACCGAGGCTGGCAAAATTTTAGCAAAACAAGGCATAGAATTGTCTCGTGTAAATAAACAAGACTTTTTAACAGCTAAATCAATTCTGCAACCCATTCTTCAAAAAGCAGGTTTACATTCTTATTGGTCTGCTGGAGGTGCTGGTAGTTTTGACCCCGAACATCCATATGGTGGAGGAGGCAGAGAAGACTCAGGGGATATTGATATTTTAATAGATCCTATAGAATTGGTTCAAAAGTTTCCAAAAGATATTAACGAATATTTAGGCGAGCTCAAACAACAAGCTGGGCCTAAATACAAAAAACCTCCAGGAGACGAAAATGAATTACGTTTAAAGGCCAGTAAATGGGAGTTGGCAAAATACATGTCTGAAAATGGTTATAAAACCGCCCCTGGTACTTTGACTTTGCAGTATACAGTCAATGACAGAAGCCATTCAGTAGATTTAATCTTGAGACCTAAATCAGCTTGGGAAATACATACACATGATTTTACTAAAGATTCTGCTATGAGGGGAGGAGATCTTTGGTTGAAGATTTATCCACTTTTAGCAAAACTAGCCAGTAAAACTATTTTTATAGACCCTAAAACCAAAGAAGAAAAGGGTAATTTACAATTTAGTCCAGATAGAGGTTTAGTGGACCGAGATACTAATCAAGTAGTAGCAGATGATAAAAACAAAATTGCCCAGATTCTATTAGGTTTAGATGCAACCGCTAGAGACTTAGCAAGTCTCTCCGGTATTAAAAATAAATTAATAAACCAACCAGAAAAATGGAATGCTATTAAAGAATTTTATCCCAATCCACAAGAAAGTTATTTCGCGGCTTCAAAAGTATTGTTGGAAGGCATCGAGCATCCGGAAGATAGTATTATCAAAGGAGGTGTTGCTGGAGCTGAAAAGACATTTAAAGAATTGGCTTCTTTAGTTAAGAATAGTGATACAGTTACTATTAAGTGGGATGGTTTTCCAGCTGTTATTTTTGGTTGGAAGCAAAAACCAACAAAAACTAATCCAGAAGGCCAGTTTTTGTTTGTAGATAAACACATGTTTGATAAGATGGTTAAAGGTAAATTAGAATTTACTACCATAGAAGAATATGATAAATCAAGAGGAGCCACTAGACAAAGTCTTTGGGAAGCTGCTACAGTTATGGTACCGTCTCTAAAAAGATGTGTACCTCAAAAAGAAGATGAGTATTTTTTCGGAGATTTAATGTGGTCTGGAATGCCTAAAACAGAAAGTGGGTATTATTCCTTTGAACCTAATACTGTAAAATACAGAGTTAAAATAGATTCTACTATAGGTCATCGTATTTCCCGAAGTGTAGGTGGTATAGCCGTACACACTTTTGTGCCTGGAATGGGTGCAGAAGACAGACCTCTAAGAGGTTTACAAGGTTTAAAACAAGATGAAGGAATAACATTTTTAGTTGGAGAGATTGAAGAAAAACCTAAAATAGCCTTATCAGAAAATATATTAAACTACACTAAAGGAGTTATACAACAACACAAGGCGACAGTAGAGAGATTCCTGGAAGAGATAGCAGAAATGAAAGCTAAAAGTGTTATCTCAGCCATGGGACCATTTATTACGTTTATGTTAAGTGAAAACAACTTAGCTGAAAATATAGTCCCTAGATTTTTAACATTTCTTAAAACCAAATTATCAGAAGGAGCTTCTTTAAAATTATTAGGAACCAATAAAGATGGTTGGCTGTATAAAGAAGGAGCGGCAGGACTTCTAGGGGTGTGGTCTATTTGGGCAGCTCTTACAGATCTTAAAATTAATATTAAGAGGCAAATAGATTTGCAGCAATTTGGTCTTCCTATTCAAGCTCGCATCGGTGAAGAAGACTCACATGAAGGATATGTTTTTGGAGCTGGTAAAGATAAATTAAAGTTAATTGATCGCCTCGGTTTCAGCAGAGCCAACTTTGCAAAGAACGCCAACAATGAAGATGAGTTAGTAGCCAAGAGACAAATGACTCCAGCAGCATTTTGTTTCGGAAGAATGAATCCGCCCACATTAGGCCACAGTGCATTGATGAAGAAAACTATTCAAGAAGGTGGAAATAATTCTTTTATATTTTTAAGTAATACTCAAAATTCTAAAAAAGATCCATTGAATCCAGAAACAAAAGCTGAATTTGTTAAGAAAATATATCCCGAGTATGCCTCTTATATGGTGGATGAAAAAGTTTTGAATCCCATTTATGCTGCAAATTATTTGTATAGAAAAGGATTTCGAAATATGATCTTTGTGGCTGGTTCAGATCGCTTGGGTGATAATCCAGGAAGTCTTGAAAAAATATTAATTTCTTGGAATAGTGGACCAGTCCGTTCTAAAGACTTTAATACAGATCCGAAAGGTCGTGAACAAGTTGCTTTGACTTTTGTAAGCAGCGGAGATCGAGATCCAGATGCCACAGAAGGTATAAGTGGTATCTCCGGTTCTTTAGCACGTAAAATGGCTTCAGAAAATAATGAACAAGGATTTCAACAAGCCACAGGAGTTTCTAATAATATAACTGTAGACGGCAAAACATTATATCAAGCAACTAAAGAAGGAATGGGATTACCGTTGACTGAAGGTGTTATATCTTTTAAAGAATTTTTTAAGGTATAACTACATCTGATGGAAAAAAATGGCAGTAGCCATAAGTGGTTTTCCTTTCCGATTTTCAAAAAGAGGCTCTACCATATATCCACCAGCTTCTTGAATATCAGCGATCATAGAAGTGCATTCATTTGCTAATTTAAAAATAGTATCTGGTTGTTTTGTAAGATAGCCACTATCTCCCCAAAAGACTTCAACTTCTAAAAAATGTTCTGATACATAATAAGATCCCTTTGTTCTGTCATAGATAATTGAAGAAGTTGCTCCAAAATTTTTCAAAAAATATTCTGTGTATTTTTCTATAATTTTAAATAAGACATGTTCAGTTATATCCATATCTTATTTTAATTTCTTTTCAAGTTCTATCAACTCTTTTATAGCATCTTCTACTGACAAAGATGTCACTAAACTTTTTTTTACAGGTTCTTCATATCCAACTCGTTTATCTTCATCTGAAACTATATCAGACATTAAAGAAAAAACGTTATTGGATAAATTTTGAAAAAAAAGATCTCTTTCCTTTGTTACACCAAACATAAAGATTAAGCACAACTCTCAATCAAATCTGCTTCAGCATCTCTCCGGCGCAATAAACCGTCTAACCCCTTACCTTCCCATATGCGTTTCATGGATCTAAACTCTTGAGATATTCTATCATAATTTTTTGTTGGAACTAACATTTTAATGACTCTCATTTCTCGGCGAGTATCTCCAGCTAAACTAGTGCCTCTATTAAAAACCAAAGATACAATAGCCCCATAAACATCTTCATGAAGATCTGACAATCCGGGAAAAGTTTTTTCAGCAGCTTTCGAAAATTTAGTCCAAGTTAATTTATTAAAAATTTCCATTGCATGATCCCAGGTAACCACTATGTTTGCTTTTCTTAAAATTAAAGTATACTCTTTACCTCGAGCTCCAGTCTTTCCCGGGGCTTTTTGGATTAATTCAATTTGATCTTGTGGTAAAAAATTAAATAATTCTTCTAACTCTTTTGAAGTATAATAAGCAGTATCTATACCAATTCCTATAGTAGGTCCACTGGCTCCACCCGGCCAAGTAAATCTAGAAAGTTTTTTATTGTAATAAGATTGGCCTCCACCAACCTCATATTCTAGTAACAAGTCTAAAGTGTTTTTGGATGGAGCATTCATACCTTATAATCATCCTCCTTTACATTGTGGGTCAACTTCTCTTCTATTGTATGAATAGTTTGAGTAGATTCTGATTTAGATTCTTGTTTAATGTTTTGGGAAACATTTTGAGATGTGGAACTAACCGAAAATAGCTTCATGGTTTCTGTTCCAGAGTAACCCAAGATGAATGCTCCACTTAAAAAGGTTAGAAATGTCAGATAACTATCTACTTTTTGTACATGTCCGGTGGCATCTAAAATTAAAACGATAAACATGCAGGCCATAAAAACAACTAACCACCGTTGTCTATTGCCTTCCATGAATTTTTCTTTGCTGTGAAGATCTCTCTTTTTATCCATATTTTATAATTAGGGCAGTTAATACCCCTAATACAAAATAACATTTTCTCGGATGATATTGTTCAAGGTCACACAATACATCTAAAATATACAAAACAAAGTCTGATAAAAAATGATACATAATTTAAAGCGATATAGGAAGTATTTTTTTTACTTTAAAGAAAATATAAAGACCTATTAAAAGAAATAATCCCGCTATAGTTATATTTCTTTTTAACAGAGTTAATTGTTTGTCTTTTAATTCTAAAACTAAATTATCATAATCCTTCAATAATTGAGATTTGGCTTCAGTTTGGTCTCTTAACTGATCTTCCACTTCTTTTTTCTGATTTTTTAAATCAATTACCTCTTTTTGTATTTGAACCACATTTTCTTTTATCTCTAAAAGTTTTTGATATTCAATTGAATCAACCACTATTACTTCCATTCCCTGTAAGTGTTTGGGAATAACTAAAATATTTTTAGATTTTTCAACTGGATTTGATTTTGATTTAGATACAAGAGCTTGTATTTCTATCCTTTCTTTGGGAGGCACCACTAAAGTTATTACAGTTTTAGAATATTGATCGGCTAAATCTATACGCCCCTTGTCTATAGAATCACTTGTAGCATATACAGCTCTAGATAATGGTTCGGAGTCTTTGGGAATATAACGAGTAGGAGCACACGACATTAATACAAATGCCGTCAACAAAAAAATCCTCTTCATGTAATTACTTACACAAAGAGGATTCTAACTCTACTAGGAATGCTAACCCAAAAGACGTTAGCATGCCGACTGAAGTTATCGTGAAGTACTAGTCATCATGCGATGCACGCCAGAACCACGGCCTGTATAACGGCCATACGGATTATACTTTTTCCATTCTTTATGAGCATCTTCGGAGATAATTTGAATAGACCAAAGAGAGACGGTGTTTGAGTATAAATATATTTATGATTAAAAATCAAAACTACTATAAACAATTGTATAAGAAATTTATAAATTCTAGAAAAGTTCTTGAGAGAGACGGGTATATTGAATGCCATCACATTCGTCCTAGAGGTTTAGGAGGATCAGATGATCCTTCAAATTTGGTATATTTAACTCCCAGAGAACATTTTTTTGCCCATTTGTTATTGTATAAAATTCATCCCACTAACATCAGGATAGTTAAGGGTTTGAGTGCAATGGCTTATGGTAATTTAAAACAACTAAATTCATGGCAATATGCATTTATCAAAAGTACTATCACCAAAAAGATGCCACCCAAGGATGATCTGCTAAATTTATATTATAACAAAAACATGTCTTACAAAAAAATAGGAATTCTTTATAAAGTATCTGATATGACTGTATGTAAATGGTTTAAAATATATTCCATAAATTTGGGAAAAATTAATAATAAAAATTCTAAATACAAATATCGATGTGACAAATCTAAAGTAAAAGAATTATTTCAATCTGAAGGTGTAGAAGGTATAATGAACTATTTTCAAGTTAGCAAAAGCAAAGTATATGAATGGCTCCGGGAGTGTAAATTAAGCCCTAAAAAGATAATTGGTATAACAAAACCCATCCCACCCAAAGATGTTTTGTACAAAGCTTTTACTCTTTACACACGAAAAGAAATGGCTTTAATGTTTAATGTTGGAAAATCTCTAATACAAAAATGGATTAAAATGTATAATTTTAAAAAATAATTTTTCTAACGACAAACATTCTTAGAAAAATTTTTAACAGCACTTCGAGCTCCCTGGGAAACATAATATTTTTTATTTCTTTCCCAAGAATCACTGCTGTGGATTTCTATGAAACCGTTTGTTTTTTCTGTATACACCATCACTCCACGAGGTTTGGATTTCTGCCCATTACCAGCTCGAGCGCAGCAACTACATACTTTAGTGTCTGGCAAAATTTCTAAACGTTCAAATTCAATAGAAGATTGACAAGTTAAGCAATTCATATGGAACTATAGTATTAAGAAATGGGGGGAAGATCAAGATCTTTACGATGAATAATATATCTTTTTCCCGAGGCAACGGTGGTTTCCATCTCTTTAATAATCCTAATAGCGTCCGCTTCTCTTCCGAGTTCCCGTAGTTCCTTAGCAAGTTTCAAGGTTCGCTTGCGGCCAGTCAATTTGTATTTCTTTATTCGGCGATGATCTTCTCCGATCTTCCAACCATATTTTTCATAGATCATTTCCGGAGTATATGGTTGTTCTTCTAGTGTCCATACCGCATGTCCTTCTTTATCATTATCATCCATCATGTAGTTGTTGCAGTAGACTTTTTGTCCTGTAACAACATTATACATATTAATGCGATACCTCCCAATGCCCAGGCGATTGTTACCGGTAGTTTGGAAGTGTGTCTTTTCTCTAAGAATGATGCGTTCTTGGGTTTCATTGTCAAATATGTGAGCACCCACTGGTGCTGAAATGGACATATCCTTGAAGATCTGTCCTTGATAATTGGTCATTGCAACATAAGCCATATGCTTATGTTATATTATTGTTTATTATTGTTCAAGAAGGTTTATAGTAATATTTGCACGAGACACCATAATCTGAATCAACTCGCGGGTCTACGGTAATGTCTGTTCTTTTACAAACATTTAAACCATCTTCTACTGTCATAGGTGCATCAAAAATTGCAACTTTTCCGGTGGTCTTTTCTAAAAACATTAATTTATTAAATTTTTGTTCCTGGGTATATGAAACCAAATGCATTGCTCCTATCAAGTTTAATAATCTGCCAGAAGACAAATTCAGTATTTGTTCTGTTGTGTAACTTGAAAAATAATGTGTCAGATCGTTTATTATGGAATAATCAAATCCAGAACACTCTTCTTCTGAATAACTGTTGGTATAATAAATAACTTGAATAAGATCCTCCTTTGTTACCTGATTTGCAACTTCTGGATGTCTTTTTAAAATATTAAAAGTATTTGCCAATAAATAAACTAAATTGGCTTGGTCTTTGGTCGGTACTTCATCAAAAATATTTGTGGGTTGTTCGTTTATGTGTTCATTTTTTATTTCTCGCAATTTGTTTAATATAAAATAATTTAAAGGTTTACCAGTTTTTTTTGCCAAAGTCCCAGTTCCAGTTACCAACATTTCCCAAGTTGCATTCGGACTAGAAGCCAATATCTTTGCCAATGGATTGAATATACCTGATTCAAACCCCTTGATGACCATAGAATGTATTTCATCAGTCTCTACCATTTGTTTAGACGTACTAAGAAAATTTTGAACATTTTTATTTTGTACTACCAAATCACTTAAACGATCGCACAATTCAGCTTTTTCCTTTTCAAAAAAATCTGAATCGGCATAATTGCGATTTTTAGACTTCAAATATTTGGATATATTTGCGTTAGACTGGCCTACAAAAGTACTAGACCCTCCTCCCATTCTAGCACCTGATGACTTGAGTTCTATTTTTTGTCCATCTACTTCTAAGTCACCAGATTTTTGTCCACCAGAACTAGCCCCTGCAGTTGTAGCGTTAGAAAATAGGACAAGATATAATTCTCCGGGGCCGGTTTGTGTACTAGCAAACTGTGTACGATCTGATAATAAAGTTAACAAAAATGGTTGCAAACCACTATCCACAATGTTTAATTTTTCCTGATTTTTTAAGAATTGGTTTAAAGATTCAACAACAGCTGAAATTACATTATAATTATTTTCCTTTAAAATATCAAACAATCCACCTAATTGTAGACTATATTCAAACAACTCTTTGACATGTTCGTAACCAGACAATTCGACAGCATTTTTAATTACTGGTATTAAAACATTATGATATTTAGCTGAAATATGTGCCTTGTCTTTTAAAATTTTAACCACAATACCTTCTTGTTGAGTGTTTTGAAATTTAGACAAAGATTTAATTTTAGGCAAATAATCTTTAGAAACAACAGTTACTTTATCAATACCTTCCGGAGCTGGTGGGATAACTGTAGAATCTCCAATGTCTTTAGAATATAAAGCCACGTTTTCATTTTCTACAACCATTCGATACATTTCTGATAATGTAGACTTTTTTGATTGTTGCTGTATTTTTTTCCAAAAATGATTAGTATAAGCCATATTGTATATTTATATTTAATTGACACTAAGTAAAGAGATATGAAAGATTTTGAAACTCTTTTTTTAGAAGCTTATGGAGAAGTATATCTCCAATTAAAATAAAAATGGTGGAGGCGAGGGGGAGGAAGAGTTAATATCTGTCTCCTATTTTAATAATATTATTATAATTGTTATAAATCAAATCTTCAATTTGCTGTATATTTTTATAAGAATCTTCATCCACTCGTATCAACCTATAATTGTTGTTAATACACCACAGTTCGAATAAGTTATCTTTTATTTGTTTTTTGTTTAATTGACCGTATATGTCTTTAAAATGCCATATTCCATCATATTCGAAACATATTTTAAGCTTATCAGACCACAAATCTCTGCTTAAATTTTCTGTATCATTCAAGGCCAATCTACCTCCACTTTTCCATTTGTCTCTTGGAAACTTTTTCTTAAAATGAGCAACTATTTCTCTTTCTATCTTTGAAGAAAATAATCTTTTTTGAGAATATGTCAACTTTCCTTCTTTCCAATTTTGTTTATTTTTATTACTAATATTTTCTTTCCAAGAGTCTGTTATATAGGATCTGTCAACTGTTCTTGTTGTATTGGTGAATTTTGCAGCACATGAATTATTACAAAATTTCTTTTTAGCAAAAAGTTGTTTGTTGCAAGTTTTGCAAAAAATAAAACAAGAAGGATTATAAAAACATTTTTCTTGATGTCTTTTTATATTACGCTTGGATTTAGGTAATTTACAAAAATTGCATTCTATAATTAAAAGAGGGTTCATACTTATGCTACTTATTCTAGTAACATGAGTTGAACCCTCTATTTTTAAAGAGTGGAGGCGAGCGGCATACTACTATAGTTTTCACTACCACATACGTGTTTGTAGTCTGGACTATTCCTTTACCTTAGTATTTCTACTTTAGGTAGGTGATGGTAGTCTCTACGAGTCTCATATTTCTATGATTTCTCTCGGTGTTGGGATATTAAACCGTTCGCCGATATACACCTTACGAACTATTCGTTTCCAAATAGCCGACCCTGCATTTCAGTTGAACCGCTGTCCTGAAAACTTAGACTTTAGCGTCTACAATCATATTTTGTTAGCTCTTAAAGACCATAGGCTGCTAACTAGTTAAGGTCTACCTGTTGGACTGCAAGGGGCCCAACTCCTCTCGATTGTTTTTCCTGAGGTTCACGATTTTACTCAAACCTATTGTGGTACTCCAGAAATTTTAATAGGATCCATTTCTGTTTGTTAGGCTGCGAGATCGTA